ATCTGACATTGCCATTTTCGTTCTCTGCTTGTTAGCATAAATCTTACTTCCAGCAGAAACGGCTAGTTTAATTGCCGATAACCACATGATTAGTAAGCCTTAGATTTTCTTTTTTTGTCTGCTCTTACAGCACCTTGGCCTTGAACTTCTTCTTCAGGTTTACCAGTGCCAATTAAGTTAAAAGCACCATCTGCAGTTGTTTTAGATCTTGGATCGACCTCAACTTCTTGTTCTGGAACGTTAACTATTTGTATTTTATCAAGTTTTTGCATTTTTTTACTCCTTTTATTAATTATCCTCTACCATAACTTGTGCTTGTTGTACACCAGACTTTGCAAGACTGACTCCAGCTCGTAATTTTGCTAAATCTTCGTTCTGATCCATCTTATCTTCTGCAATTTCTTGTGCTTGCATCAATTTTGCTCTGTTTAAATCTTGAGTTGCCTCGTCATTTTGTTTTTTACGCTCATTTTCCATCGCTCGAAGGTCAACTTCACGTGATTTTAACTTTAATAGAGGGTCGTTATCGAATTGAGATGTAATTTGTTTCTCTTCTTTCATGTATTCTTCTGTCATCTCAGCAATTAAAACAGCTTTTCTTGATTCTATTTGATTTGTTAGTGCTTGAACCTGTGCTTGTATTTGTGGATTAGTTGCTGCTTGTTGTTGCATCATCATCATTTGTTGCATTTGTTCTCTAAACTCTAATTGTACCTGTTCTTGTGCCATTAAACTAATATGTTCTAGAATATTTTTCTGTATCGCTGCCATAACTGCAGGATTATTTCTAACAATATTAGTTGACATAAAATTTAAGTGAGCTGTAATGTGTGCTCTGTGATCTTGACCAGGAAATGCCTGAAAAGGTTTGCCACCTAAAGCATTAATGTGTTCTAAACTTGGGTCTATCGGTGCTGTTGGTGCCGGTGGTGGTAAAACTGCATCAACATCTTTTACACCTATTGCATTATACATGTTTCTATAGATTTGATACATGTTATGTAATTGTGGATTTGATGTTGCAATCTGCAACTGTGTTTGTGCTAAAGTAATTCTTTGCGACATTGAAAAAATATTAGGGTCCGCTACAGGAATTACATCAACTCTATTATCAAAGTCAGCTTGTTTTATATTTCTTGCTCCACCTACAACATCATATGGATATTCTGGTGGTAAATATTGTGAAACAATTTTACCAAGTAATCTAAATTCATTTTTCATTGCCGCATAACATCTTTTGTGAATTGCAGACATAACTCTTGAACCACGTTCTAGTAATGCAATCGTTGTTCCAACAGCAGCACCTTGATTACCATCACCCACTTGCATATCAGCAATACTCGCGAATCTCTGACCAGCTTGTACTACAATACCAAGTAAGTTTAATAAAGTCTGTGATGGTTCTTTGTAAGGTAGTGGGAAGAATGCATCTCTTAAATTACCACCTGGTGCATCAACATCTTTAAATTCACCTGGTTGTATTGGAGCTGCTTCATCTCTAACTCTAACACCTCTTTGTTTAAATCCTGCTGGCAGGTTTGATAACGTACCTGCATCTAATAATTGACGGAGAGCCGCCGTTGCCGTACGACTCAATCCGCCAATCATGTGAATGAGTCCAAAGCCATAAAATCCTAGTCCTGGCAGAAACTTGAAGTGGACAAAATATTGGATTTTATTTTTCTTTAGATCATCGGGCGCATAGTTCCTTCTAATAGAAAGAACTTTTCTATTGCCTTCTTCTACAGTTACTATGTAGGGCAATTTTATTCCAGTTGGCTCACCTTGAGCATCAACTTCTTCAAAACCTTCTAAGTCTAAATTTACATGACACTCTAACAAAGTATATACAGGTTCGTTCTTACCTGTTTTTTTTGTACCATCTAACTCACGTTCTTTTTTGTCGAGTTCATTATTTGTATCTGTTCCTGGTGGACCCAATTCTACATCTCTGTAGAAACCACTGACTTGTTGTTTTCTTAATTCATTTTCAGAAATTTTTACTTTGTGAATAACTGCCTCCGCATCGTCTAATGAGGTAGCCGTATACGGGACAATTAATTCATCTGCAGGCACAAACTTTGATACTGCTCGTCCCATTGGAACATCGTAGTATATTTTTTTAAAAGTTGATCCTGCTAATGGTAAATGAAATAACATAGAATCGAATTCTGATTCATACTCTTTCATTTGATCCATAATTAAGTAATTCATAAAATCTTTAACACGATTTGCCTGCTGTTCTGTTGCAGTATTTTTAATTCCTACAACTTGTGTTCTAACTGGTCCATCTGATGGTAATAATTCTTTGTAAGCTTGTGCTTGAAATTGTGTAACAGCTTCTGCAAGAACTGGGTGAGTTGCACCACTAGCTCCTTGAAATGGTTCTGTTCTGTTTTCGTATTTAAAACCTAAAAGATCTAAACCTGTAATGTATGATTGCTCCCATTCTTTTCTTGAAGTTTTGTAATCCATGTAGTTTTGAGTCATCTCGTTGCCGATTGGCTCTAAAACGTCATCAGGTAAAAGTTCTGCTAAGTTGTCAAAGTGTGATTCTGTTCCTGGTACATTGATTGCACCTGGTTCATAATCTAAAGTTACACCACCATCTTCTTCTGGTATAACCTCAATTGGTTTTCTTAAATCTTGTTCTGTTTGTTCCTGAACAGCTATTTCTTGTAATTCCTCCTCTGAAGGAATTTCTTCTTTGTTTCTAGTGTTCGGGAGTCCTTTATCTATATCTGCCATTTAATACTCCTAGTAGTTTTTAACACGGTTTTTAAGGGATAGCAACCCTTGTGAATTTGGCCCTCTTACTGGTGCTGGACCTGATGATACACCAGCTTCTTTTGCTATTCCCCCACCTGCTGCCGCAAAACCTCTTAAACCGCTACCTATATCAGAAATGTCAATATCAAATGGATTAATAACTTGTCCTTGTGTATTTACATTTGTTCGACCAACTATTTCATTTTCCATATCACCTATAACGTTTTGTGGTTTTTCCATAGGTGGTTTATTTATCGGCTCACCCACAGTTCCTGACGCTCCGTAAACTGATTCTGGATTAAATCGTTGTGCTAACTCTGATAGAGAAGCATTTCTTAATGAATCTCTATAAGCTAATATATCTTTTGCTGACACTTTTGAACCTTGTGCTCTAATTCTTTGTGCTAAATTTATTGCATCTGCAGTCGACATAGTTATAAAATCTTTTTCATCTCCAAATGCTGGGAGTATTTTTTCATTTAATTGTTTTTGTGTTTGTTCAGACATTCCTAAAGTTTCGATATCACTATCAGGTTCTACATCTCTAAATTTAGATTTTAGTTTGGTAAAAAACGATCCCGAACTTCTAGCATCATCAACTTCGTCCTGCATTCTATCTGCATAAATTCTTTCAGCCTCTGGCATTTTAAACTTATTGTTTAAATCATCAGTTGCCTGTTTTAATCGAGCATCCACATTTTTTACATTTTGACTTAAATCACTAATATAATCAAAATCACCTCCCCCTGATAAATTTTCAAGGTTTGCTTTTTGATCTTCTAAACTTTGTATTTTTGTTAGTTGATTTTTGTAATCAAGAGATTTACCAATGATACCTGCAACCTCTGGTCCAAAGAATCTATCTGCTTCTAACATCTCGGCTTTTTTAGTTTGATTACCTGGTAACAAATAATCAGACGCTCTTAAAAAAGCTTCGTTAAGAGTATCACCCATACCCATTCTAATTACAGAATCAGCAGCAACATATAATGCTTCAGGTATGACACCAAACTTTATAACATTTCTACCCAAACTTGCTGCTCTATTTGCAAATGCTGCAAAGTTTTTAGCTTGTGCGGGGGTTACATTTTTCATTCCAGAGTTAATATTTTTTATACCTCCTTGATAACAAACATCTAGACTAGGGAGGCTTCCTTCTTGAAAACCTGCTCGTCCTCCTTGTGAGTTAAATCCCCTACTACATCTTGGATCTTTACTTAGTGTTGCTATGAGTTTTTTGTCAACTCCTGATATTTCTAATTTTTGTCCTCTAGGAAAAATTTCTTTTAAAAGTTTTTTTCCTTCGTCTGTTTTTTTTAATTTTTCTAAATTTTTTTTTGCAAGATTTTGTTCTCTTAAATTTTGTGTTAATTCTTTTAATAAACCCTCTTGTGTTTTTTTAGCTATGTTAGTTGCACCAAAATTAAATTTTTTAGTTGATCCTTTTCCTATATTAACATTAAGAGTTTTAGCAAGGTTTTCTATTTGTTTTATTTTTTTAATATCTTTTACATCGGCTAGTAAAGCTTTATCATAAGCTTTACTTAAACTTTCTTTAAAACCTCTATTATATCCTCTACTAATAGGTGTTACATACAAAAGTTTTTCTGGAGATACATTCGATCCTTTTAAAAAAGCTTTTGATAAAGGGTGATCTAAATCTAATTTTAAATCACCAGGTAGAGTATTAAGAAATTTATTATACTCTGATAATCCTTGTAAAGCTGCTACATATTTTTTAGGGTCTTTTCCTCTTCCAAAAGCATCCATAATTAATGTTCCAATATTTTCTGACTGTACTTTTCTTAAACCTTTTATATTTGAAAAGTTATCTAAGAAATTATCTGTAGTATTAAAGTCATCAGGTAACCATGATTTTAAGGGTTCTTTAGATAAATTTTCTTTACTTATTGCAACATTTTGTGCGTACACATTATTTAATAATTTACTTGATTGTTTTACAATTTCTTTTTCGGTTTTATTAAATTTTTTAGCCATAGATTTTACGGTGGCATTAGGGTTTTTTAATATTTCATCAAATAATTTTTTTTGTGTTATTATTTTTTTTAATGCTAGTTCTGATTGTTTTTTTGATTTACCCGTTTTTGTAAACTCAAGAGCTTCTTTATAAGTATCAATCATATACCTACGATTAACTCCTAATTTTTTAGCTAATGCATTTTGTGCCTTAACATCTTTACCAAGAATAATATTATTAAATAATGTAGTATCTTGAGTGTTTAAAATTCCACCAGCGTCTACAGCTCCTTTTGCCATTCTAGCTGTTCTTGTTTTAACTTTTAATTTTTTATAATCTTGTTCTATAAAAGCTTTACCTATTTTATCAAACTTTGCTTTTATTTTTGCAACATTTCCTGCTTGTTGTGCAGCTTTAATTGCTTTATCACTTCTATACCCCTGCCTCGTGCCACCAAAACCTGGTTGCACTAACATACCACCGCCTGCTTTCTGTTGTCGTTCACGTCTTAGAAATGCGTTGACTGCTTCTCGCTGTTCAACTTCTGGTTTAATTGGTGGGATAGGTGCTTTGCTTGCAGGAAAGACATCAGGAAGATCTGGTTGTGTTTTCTTAGCTCGTGTTAAATATTTATATATCTCTCTTAATTTATATGGGTTCATTATTCTCCTAACATTCTAGCGATACCACCTGATGCAAAGGCATCATCTGGCACATCATAATCAGACTCATTTACCTCGCCCTGTCTTCTGACAACTGCATCTGATTGAGCCTCAGGATCTGTCGTTAGTCTTCTAGCCTTATCTTTTCTTTTTTTGTTTTGAATAATCTCTCTAATCGTAGGTCCTTTGCCTGTCGCATATTCTTTTAGTTTAGATACATCAGAATCTAGATCTCTGATACTTGAACCACCGATCTCGTCGACCTCTATCTCATAATCATCTGGTCCATATCTTCTGCCAACAGGACCTGCCTCTGCTGTAGAAAACTCTGCTGCAGGGTTTGGTGCTCCTTCATCAGGTAATGGTTTTTTATATTCCATTTGTACTGTGTCTTCAAAAACATTATCAGGACTATCATACTCAACTCTTACAGCACCATCGTCCACGTCCTCTGTAACTCGGACCACGGAACCATCATTAAGTGTTTTCTGATGAATAGATTGTCTTTCCCCTGTTGCAAATTTTTTAGTAACGTCATCACCTTCAATAATAACTTTATTAACTAATGCATCAAACCATTCTGGTTTACCAGCAACGTTATCTGTTTTAATAATTGGAACGCTCTTAATACCTTTTGCAGTTTTAATTGGTTTTAAAAATTTACCAACAATAGGTATTGATGCAAGACCACCTAATATTTTTAAGAAACTTCTTCTGCTCATGCCAGACCCATTTTTAAATTGTTTTCTAAAATTAAAACCAATACCAGTATCATCTCGTCCAAAACCTTTGTTGATACCAAAACTTAACTCACCACCGCCAATATTTTTTTGTCCACCAATCTTTGCTCTATCTAAGTCAAACATTAACATCATGTCTTTTGATAAAGGAACTTTAGCAGGATCAACGTTTATCATTCTTTTAACTATTTCTTTTAAAGCTTCTTCAGGATCATTTGTTTCAAAGGTAGGTCCCATCGATTCTTGTTTTTTATCAAAATCATATTTAATACTTGGTGCTCCTGTGCCATTTGCATAACCAATACGTCCGCCGTCTGCTCTCTTTTCACCAAACATTCTTTCCGTATAGGCTTCAATTGTTTTATCTTTAAGTTCTGGATTTTTTTTATAGAAAGGATCTGCATTTAATTCTTGTATAAATTCTTTTAAGTTTTGTTCTTTCTGCTCTTCGTTCATAGCTTCTAATTTTTTTCTTAGTTGATTATTTATTAAGGCTCCAGTTGTTGCAGGAATACCAACTTCTGCAAGAGGTAGGTCCATAAACTTACCTGTCTCATTTGCTTTTAATGTTTTATCTTTAATATTTTTTAAATAATCTTTACCTGCTTGATATGGACTTTTTTTATTAAAAAAATTTAATAAAGTTTGAATACCTTTTTTACCTGTACCTAATTTATATCCTGCACGACCGCCTGTTGCTAAGTCTTCTGGTGGATCAAATTTCTGTTTAGTTAAACCTTGATAGGCTTCATCGTAAAGTTCCATTTGATCTATTTCATCTAAATCATAAAACTCTTTACCAAATCTTTTTTCTGCTAAATCATCTGCAACAAGTTGTGCATCGTATTTTCTATCTCCTGCAAATCCTGGTGAAGCATTGTCGATTGCTTCTTCAATCATTTTTCTATTTTTTATTCTTTGAACAGCTGCTTTGTTATCTTTTTCCATACGAGCTAATACTTCTGCTTCTCTTTGTTTAAGAGTCTTAGGTCCTTGTTCAGT